GGTGATTCGGTATTATTATTTGAGTTTACAAATGAAACTACAAAAGAAGTTATTTCAAGAGAGCCTTATTTTTTAGATTTTCAAATGGATATAGCTTTTGCATCTGTTGAAATATATGATTTTATTCAACCTGAAACATTTTATAATTTAAAAATAGTTTTTGGAGATGATTTAGAAAAAATATTATATAAAGATAGATTATACTGGACATCAAATTCAGAAATAAATACCTATTCTATTAACGAGGGTCAATATACTTTGCCAGAAATAGACAATAACGATTACATAACGATCTAATGAAAAGAAAAATAAACAATAAAGGTGGAAGTATTTCAATAGTTAATTTATCCACTTACACAAGTCCTAAAATAGTAGAATTAAAGACACAAGAATGGGTATCTTACGGGGTGGATAATAACTATTTTGGATACTTACAAGATAGAATAAATGGCTCACCTACAAATAATGCTATTGTAAACGGTATTAGTCAAATGATTTACGGTAAAGGATTAGACGCTACCGATGCAGAACTTAAACCAGAAGATTATGCTCAAGCGATGTTATTGTTTGATAATGATACAACAGAAAGACTTTGCTTTGATTTAAAAGCGATGGGTCAGTGTGCGGTACAAGTTGTTTATTCAATCGATAAAAGCCGAATAGTAGAATGCAACCACTTTCCTATTGAAACATTAAGAAGCGGTAAATGCAATGAAGATGGCGAGATTGAGGCTTACTATTATGCAGACGATTGGACAAAGATAAACCGTTCAAATAAACCACTTGAAATACCCGCTTTTGGATTTGGAAACGGTGGCGAAGAAATATTGTATATAAAACCTTACAAAACTGGTTTCTACTTTTATAGCCCCGTTGACAGTCAAGGAGGTTTGCAATACTGCGAACTTGAAGAAGAAATAAGCAACTACCATTTAAACAACATAATGAACGGTCTGGCTCCTTCGATGTTAATCAATTTTTTAAACGGTACACCGACAGAGGACGAACAAAGACAGATTGAAAGAAATATACAAAATAAATTTGGAGGTACTTCAAATGCGGGTAAATTCATTTTAAACTTTTCAGATGGTTCAGATAGTGCTGCAACTATTACACCAGTACAATTAAGTGACGCACATAACCAGTATCAATTCCTTTCAGATGAGAGCATGAAAAAGATAATGGTTTCACATAGGGTTATTAGTCCGATGCTATTAGGAATTAAAGACAATACTGGATTCGGTAACAATGCAGAAGAACTACAAACTGCAACTATCTTAATGGACAATACAGTTATTAGACCATTTCAAAATTTACTAATTAAAAACTTCGATAAGATATTAGCGGTAAACGGTATTAGTTTAAATCTTTACTTTAAGACTTTACAACCTTTGGATAATGAAAACGATTTAACGGTACTTGAAGAAATTAATCCAATAATCAAAAAGATAAACGATTTACCTACTGATTTAGCTAATAAAGCTATTGAGTCATTAACAACTGATGAGATTCGTTCTTTGATTGGATTAAGTCCTACTATTGCAGAAATAGTACCGACAACAGATTTATCACAATACGGTCAAGAAATAGATTTAAACGTTTATGAATTGGTAAGTTCTGAACCAGTAGACTATGAAAACGAGGCAAGTTTAGACGACCAAATGAATAAGCTAAACGCTACTTATTTAGCAAGTGCTTCAACTGGAACAGCAAGAACTAAAAGCCCATCGGAACAAGATAGCCCTTTATACATTACACGTTACAGATATGGCGGTAATCCTTCACCAGAACGTGAGTTTTGTAAAAAAATGATGAGTGCTAATAAACTATACCGAAAAGAAGATATAATGGAAATGAGTCAAAGAACAGTTAATCCTGGATTTGGTATGAGTCCAGACCCTAATGCTCCTTATGATATATTTTTATGGAAGGGCGGTGGCAAGCTTTCAGATGAATTTCCTAAAGGAACTTGTAAGCATTTTTGGATGCGTGAAATGTACAGAAAAATAGGAAGCGGTAAGAATACAGCAGCACAACCTTCAAGTCCAGCAGATGTAAGAAAAGCGGGTGAAATAGCACCGACAAATGATAACCGAGTTTACCAAGCTCCACACGATATGAAATAATTATGGCTACAACGCTTTTTATAACACCAAAAGACTTAAAATCAAACTCAATCCTTAATGGGAATGTTGACACAGATTTGTTTATTAACTTTATCAAGATTGCCCAACAAATGCACGTGCAAAATTATTTGGGTACAAAACTGTATGATGCTATTACTACCAAAATAACTACTTCAACGCTTACGGGTGATTATTTAGACTTGGTTACGGATTACGTTCAGCCTATGCTTATACATTTTTCTCTCATTGATTACCTTCCCTTCGCAAATTATCAAATTCGAAACGGAGGAGTCTTCAAGCATCGTTCAGAAAACAGTGAAAGCACTACAAAGGACGAATTAGACATATTAGTTCAGAAGCACAGAACCTTTGCAGACTTTTACGCTAAAAGGTTTGTTGACTACATGGCTATAAGTGCAAATACTCTATTTCCAGAATATTGGACAAATAGTAACAACGATATGTTCCCAGACACTAATCCTAATCCAACTGGTTGGGTATTGTAAATAAGCCTATTTAAGACACTATTTTTATTAATTGATAAGAATATATATTAAAATGAAATTAAACAAGCAGAACGAACCAAAAGAACCTAAAAAGGTTAAAGTATATAAAATTAAAACAACTAACATTCAAAAAATGATTGAATATTTAAAAAAGCAAAACAATGACACCTAAAAATATAGAAGTATATGCAGTGAATGGCACTATTTTAGGTTTATCATTTACAAGTATTGAAAGCACAATGAAATTACTATTGCTAGCAATGTCAATAGTATACACTGGAATAATGATTTATAAACTTTTAACAAAAAAAGAAGATGCAAATAAGTAAACATTTGAGTTTTGAAGAATGCACAAGATCGGGTACTGCCGATAAATTAGGGATAATTAACAATAATCCTAATGATTCAGTTATTGAAAATATGAAACTATTGGCAGAAAAGGTATTCGAGCCAATTAGGGAGCATTTTGGTAAGCCAATTCATGTGAGTAGTATGTTTAGAGGTTTGCCATTAAATCAAGCGGTAAAAGGTTCTATTACAAGTCAGCATTGTTCTGGTCAAGCTATGGACATTGATATGGATTCAAAAGGTAAACCAACTAATAAAGAAGTATTTGATTTTATCAAAGCTAATTTAGAATTTGATCAGTTAATAAATGAATTTGATTATTCTTGGATTCATGTATCTTATGTAAAAGGAAAAAACAGAAAACAAGTATTAAAAGCTAAAAAAGTAAACGGGAGAACAACTTATGAAACAATTAAATAAATATTTAGATATGCCAAATTTAGACAAGATTCCACAACCGATTCAAGAAGTATTAGACGCAGCTGCTTATGAGTATTCAGTAAGTCCTGCAACAACAAACGCAGGAAGGATATTAAGATTTATCAGTAGATTCTTTAAGCCAACAACTATAATTAAAATGTTTTCGCATAAATTAACAAAATAATTTTTTTTATTAGAAAAACATTTATATCTTTGGGGCTCATCAATTGGACTGAACCTATTGATTTAGGTTTTGACTAATTATAAAAGCCCAACCCTAATAAGATTCAGTCCCTTATTAGGGTTTTTTTATGAATTATAATTTAGAAAACATATTCGGTTAGATTTAAACGAGATTAGCTACTGCCAAAAGCTATTCAACGGTAAACTTATTATGTAGATAATTTGGTTCGTGTAAATCATCTAATAAGATGAAAGAAATTCGGGGGGCTTTTTTCTTTTATCTTTTCTTTTTCTTTGACTTGTTTTTCTTTTCTATTTTCTTTTTGAAAGCAGTGAGATATTAAATAAATATAAAATAAATAAATATGCTAAAAACTTGTAGTACTTGTAAAATAGAAAAGGAATTAATTGAATTTAATAAAAAAAAAGAATCAAAAGATGGTTTTAGTAGTAGGTGTTCAATTTGTCTTAATAATTATTCAAAAAATCATTATATTAAAAATAAAGAAAAAATAAATAATAATCAAATAATTTATAGAGAAAATAATAAAGAAAAAATTAAAATAAATAGTAATATTTATAGAGAAAATAATAAAGAAAAAATTAAACAACATTGGTTTACTAATAAAGAAAAATTATCTTTAAAACAAAAAGAATATTATATATTAAATAAAGAAAAAATAATTTTACAAAATAAAGAATATAGAAAAAAAAATATAGAAAAATCAAAACAAGCATATAATAATTGGAGGTCAAAAAATAAAGAAAGAGTTACGCAATATAATAAAATATATAAAAAAGATAGAAAATTAACAGACCCATTATTTAAATTAAAACTTAATATAGGAGTTTTAATTAGAAATTGTATTAGAATACAAAAATATAGTAAAACATCTAAAACACATCAAATTTTAGGATGCTCCTTTGAAGATTTTAAAACACACTTACAAAACCAATTTACAAAAGGAATGAGTTGGGAAAACGCTGGAGAATGGCATTTAGACCATATATATCCAGTATCACTTGCAAAAGATGAAGAAGAACTTATAAGACTAAACCATTATACTAATTTTCAGCCTTTATGGGCAAAAGATAATTTAAAAAAGAGCAATAAAATAATAGACAATAAACAGCTAAAATTATTATAATGGGAATATATATTTTAAAAACAACAAAAGAAGAAAGAGCAACTTATATGAGAGAATGGAGAGCAAAGAATAAAGAAAAAGTAAAAGCTATAAATAAGAAATGGTGGGCAGAAAATAAAGAATATAGACAATTAAAAAAATCATTAAACAACTAAAACCAAAATTATGAGCAAAAAGAAAAACCAAGAAATTCACAAACTATACTGCATAAGTCAGTTGTTATTAGAAAGCCTTGACGAATTAAAACCAACATCAGCAAAGATGGTAAAATTTAAAGACGATTTAATAGGATTATGTGAACAGATGAATAACGATGTAGCCGATACATATACGGTCCAAAAAAGCACTTACTTTCACGAATTAACACAAAAAATTGATACTTTAGTAAGACACCATTTTAATCCAAATATGTAATGAAAGATAAAAAGTGCAAAGTTTGTCAAGAAAAGTTTACACCGATTCAATTTGCCCAGAATGTTTGTTCGCCTATATGTGCTATTAAACATTCCAAGAACTTAAAACTTGCAAAAGAATTAAAAGACTGGAAGGTCGAGAAAGCCATTTTAAAAGACAAACTAAAAACACTTTCACAATATGAAGCAGAAGCAAAAAAGTCCTTTCAAAAGTACATTAGAATGCGTGATGCTTCGCTTCCTTGTATTTCTTGTAACAATTCAAAAACAACTGATTGGGCTGGAGGACATTTTTATAGTGCAGGAATGTATAGCGGTTTAATGTTTGATGAAAGAAACTGCCATAAGCAATGTAATACATACTGTAATAAACATCTTTCTGGTAATCTATTAGAATATAGAAAAGGATTGATAAATAGATACGGAAATGACTTTGTTGAGGCACTTGATAAAGTATCTAATGAAAAGAGAAACTATAAATACAGCAAAGACGAACTAATTGCAAAAAAATTAAAATACGATATATTAATTAAAGAATTTAAACTATCTTTGTGATGTATAATTCTCATAATGTTATATGCTTTTAGTGATTAATTAGTCCCAGTCAAATATCGGCTGGGATTTTTTTTTTAAAATAATTTACTTTTTATTTTGTTATTTAAAAAATGTTTATATCTTTGTACAAGAATTAAAAACATAACCACTAAAAAATAAATATTATGACACTTACAAAAAACAACAAAACAATTGTAATAGTAAAAATTCAAAAAGCTGGAACAAAAAGAATTTTCTTTTATCCAACTACAAAAGAAGGATTAAGATTAAACAGAACAAACTTTGCAAGACAATATGATGCTATTAATTTAGGAAGACAATACTTAAACAACTAAAATTATGAAAGCAAACACACAAATCAAAATAGGAGTTATTATAGCTGCTTATTTTATCATTAGAACTTTAATTAATATTTAATCACTAAACACAAACATTATGACAAATTACGATTTACCTCCAGAAGAAAAAGAAAACGAATGCGACTATTGCGGAGAACCTTGCGACAATAGTTTTTGCAACAGTGGATGCCGAAAAGCATACGACCAAGACATGGACGATGAATAGCGATGACTTAATAGCAATATACGAAGAAATGAAAGCCGTATTTGCAAGAGATAAAGATTTGACTCACATCGAGGTTATTTTTAAAATACAGCCCGTAAAAACAGAAAAGAAATTAGCACGTATAACCGTAACAACTTTTAAAGATGGACATTAAATTAATTGATAACGTAGAATTTGGCGGAATAGTTTACGAATACAAAAATGACTATTCAGATATTTATGTAATATCAGCAGACTATGACGGGTTACCTATGGATGGCGACCAATTAGACGAATTGAACCGCGATACACAAATGGTTTATGAATTATATATCGAATATGAAGACTGATACAGAAGACCGACAATGGGTATTATTAGAAGAAGGTTACCCGCACACTGTTTTACTAACTAAAGACGAAGCAGAAGTGCAAAAGCAAATACAACAAATGAAATTTAAGCATTTAGAATACAAAGTCTTTTACGATGCTTATTACGAATATTCAGAAATCACTAACTAAATTAATTATGAAAAACAGAGACAACGAGAATTGGAGTACAAAAGAATTGGTAAACTATTTAAACCAATCAAATTACGCATTAAGAATGGAAGTATCCAGACTTATGGACGAGAATGAAAGACTACTAAATAACATCGAAGTTATAGATGCAGAAGTAGTATCAAACGGAATGAATCACTATTATCAATTTATGAATAATTTTAATTACACACTTAAAAAATAATAACAATGGAAGAACTAATAGATTTAATAGCAATAGAAATAATGAAAATTTTAATTAAAGACAAAAACGAAAGCGGTAATAATATAAATGATTATACAACTTATATCTCAATTACTTCTTATAATTTAGCAAATGAAATGGTAAAAGCAAAAAATACAATTAATAAAAAATAATAATTATGGAAACAAAACAATTAGAACTAGGAGAAAAGCTATCAAACATACAGTTTGAATTCAAAGCACAAAAGAGCAATTATAATTCATTTGGTAAGTATAAATTTAGATCCGCTGAGGATATTCTGGAAGCATTAAAACCTTTTAACATTAAATACAAGGTTTACTTTACAATAAACGAAAGTTTAATAAATGCTAACCCACCAATTATGCAAAGCATAGCAACTATCTTTGATGTAGAAAGTGGAGCATCAATAGACGCACAAGCTATCGTTGAAGTAGACAAAGAACAGAAAGGTATGGCAATGCCACAGAGATACGGTTCTGCTTCTTCTTACGGTAAAAAATACGCATTAGGGAACTTATTATTAATAGACGACACAAAAGATGCAGACGCAACAAATACGCATGGAAATGTCCCAAAAAAGGAGCCAGTTGAAAAACCTAATTTAGTAGAAGGAACGGAAGCATTTACAAAAGCAATTGATTATATTGCAGGAGGTGGCGACATAAAAATAATAGAAACTAAATATAATTTAACAGACGAAGTAAAACAAAAATTAACAAATAAATAAAATGGATTTACAAGGAGAAATAATAGTAATAGGAGAAACCGAAACAATCGGAGCAAAAGGATTTAAAAAGCGTTTAGTAGTTATTAAGACAGACGAACAATATCCCCAGACAATACCAGTTGAATTTACACAAGACAAAACAAACTTATTAGACAACTATTCAATAGGTGATATAGTCAAGATAGGAATTAACTTGAGAGGATCTGAATGGAAAGGTAAATATTATGCTAATATAAACGGTTGGAATATAAACAAAGGCGAAAGAGAAAAAAGTGCCGATAGTTTTATGCCGGACAGACAACCGATAAACAATGCTTTACCGGAACAAGAAGAATCAGACGATTCTGGACTCCCATTTTAAATTTAATCAAAGGGGTGTAAAAGCCCCTTTTAATCACTAAAAACAAATTATGTTAATAGACTACAAACAGCAACTCGATATAATACGAAATATCAGGAGTGGTAAACTAAAAGAAGGATTAAAGTTAGACATACCCGAATTAGACGAATACATACGTTTTAAGACATCAAATTTCAATATAGTACTTGGACATGCAAACGTCGGTAAAACTACTTCTATTCTTTATCTAATGTTATGCTACTCGGTTAAGCATGGTTTAAGATGGTTAGTATGTTCAACCGAGAATGATTCTTACTCTTTAATTCGTAAATTAGTTGAGTTCTTGGATGAAACACCAATCAATCTAATAAGCGAAAGCAACTTTAAGACACATACCGAATTTATAAACAAACATTTTAAGTTCGTTGATAATTCAGTTATGTATGATTATCACCAAGCACTTGTAATGTTTAAAGAAGTAAAAAAAGAATTCAACTACAATGGTATTTTATTAGACCCATACAATGCTTTGGTAAAAGACAACGAACAAATGAAAAATCTTGGTGGACATGAATACGATTATCAGGCTTGTACTGAAATGCGAATGTTCTGCAAAGAAAATAAAATAAGTCTATGGCTTAATACTCATGCAAACACAAATGCATTAAGAATGGTTTACCGAGCAGACCATCAATTTGCTGGCCATCCACTTCCTCCAATGGCAAGCGATGTTGAAGGCGGAGGTAAATTTGTAAACCGAGCCGATGACTTTATAGTAGTACATAGATTAACTTTGCATCCGCAACTTTATACAACGACAATGATCCACATTAGAAAAGTAAAAGAAATAGAAACGGGAGGCAGACCGACAAGTATTGATAATCCAATTCAAATCGTAGCTTTACAAAATAATGTTGGCTTCAGTATAAATGGAAAATCTATTTTAAGAACTATAAAAGAAAGCCAACTAAATTTTTTATAATATGACACTAAAAGAAAAATTAAACGATAGCATTATTACAAACATTAATATTGTAGAATCTGAAAACAGAATGTGTTACGACTATAACCATTTAGAATTAGCAGAAGAATGCGAAAAAGTAGCAGAAGAATTTGCTATTGGATTTGCAGAGTGGAGAGTAAATGATTGGGTACACGATGAGAGATGGACTAAAATATCAGATATGAAAGAACTATTAGAAATTTATAAAAAAGAAAAAGGATTATGACACCAAAAGAAAAAGCAAAAGAGTTAGTAGATAAATTTATTTTTATTGATAATGGAGAAAAATTTCAAATTATATCAATAGCAGATGAAAAAAGAGCAATACAATGTGCATTAATAGCAGTTGATGAAATGACAAAGTACATACCAAATATTTATCATAACGATATGGTAAAAGAGAAATACTGGCAAGAAGTTAAACAAGAAATACAAAACTTGTAAATGATATTAGATGTACTGGTTTTAAAGCACAATGTTTGGATTAACTATATGAAATCTTTTGGATGCCCAGAAGATATAGCAGAGGACTTTGTGCAAGAAATGTACATCAAAATATACAATTACAGTCAGCGAAAGGATAACGATCTAATGTACAACGAAACCGAAGCTAATTACTATTTTGTTTATGTTACTTTAAAGAACCTTTACACTGATAATTTAAGACGCAAAAAAAGAATATCCACAGTTGATTTAAGCGATGATTTTATACAAGACGAAACAGAATATACCGAAGGGGATTTTGACGTACAAAACGAAGCCATGCAAGTTTGGATTGATAATTTAAACAAAGAAATAGAAAGCATTGAAGAATATAATAGACATAAAGCAAATCTAACTTATATTAAATTCATATTTCAAAAGATATTTGTTGAGCATATACACATAAGCGTATTAAGTAGAGAAGTAGGTATTACGTATTGGAGTTTAAGAAACACAGTATTAATAATAAAAGACCAAATAAAAAATGAGATTAAGTGATCAATTTACACCAGAAGAAAGAGCAATATTATTGCTACATAAATACCCATTAGATTACGTAAAAAAAGTAGTTAACGGGAACATAAGTAAAAGCAAAAAAAATAACGAAATAGACATTTGTAATTATTGGAATGAAGTATCAATAGAAATTAAAAAAAAAATAAAATGAAAAGACAAGATTTAATAATAGAGATAATGGCATGGTTAATAACCATTCTATTAGGAATTATGATAGTAACAACTGCAATAGCTATATTAGAATGACACAAGAATTTAAAGACTATTGGAAAGAATTAAAATGGGGAGATAGGTTAGAATTCCTATTTAAAATTACAGGTATTAAATGGATAGTAAAAAAGATTAATCCAAATTGTAATTGTGAAAGAAGAAAAGAATATTTAAACAACATTCAAATAAAAAGAAAATGAGTAAAAAGATAAAAAAAGGACAAGAATTTGTTTGCATCAAAAAAGTAATAATGCATGAATCTAAAATTGAAGCATATTCAAAAGGATATATTTATAAATCAGAAATGGATTTATGCATTACTAATAACGATAATGAAAAAAATCACAGCTGGACATCTTCAAATAAAACAACTAAAAAATATTTTTTAAAAATTAAAACAAAATGACACAAGAAGAAAAACTATGGTGGTCTAATTTCAGAGAAGCAAACGTAAGATATTTTTCTAAAGAAATAGATAGTATGAACGTGCAAAATGATGAATATAGAATGATAGCAGAAATACATGCAAGAATAAAAGGACATAAAGTTGATTATCCTTGCAAGTGCAATCCAAAAAGAATTCGGACAATGATTGAAGAAATAAATGAAAAATTTGATAAATTATGACACCAAAAGAAAAAATTATTAAAGATTTTTTTAATCTTTTAAAAACAGATGAAGGATATAGAATTGGATGGCAAGCTAATATAGCTATGGCTTTTAAAGATGTGTACGATTGGAGCGATAATAAAGAAGATATTCATACCATAGCTAATATGGCTTCTGATGCTTTTTTAAATACTCTTTTACAAAAAAAATGCGATTTCATGGATGTAGCTGAAAAGCTATATTATTTAAAAAACCCAAAAACCAAAATGGATGTTCCTTCTTCTGCATATGAACTTACAGAAAAATGGTATTATGAGTGGCAAAAAACTGAAGATGAAGATTTTTATAATTGGTGTATAAAAAATAAAACAACATTAATATGGAAGCAAGATTAAAAGCAAAAGAGTTAATTGATAAATTTGATAAGGCAGTAAACACACATACTAATACTCCATTAAAAAAATGTGCATTAATAGCAGTTGATGAATTAATTTATGAAACACAATTTGAAGTTCCAAATATTAGACAAAGATATTGGATTGATGTTAAACAAGAATTAGAAAAATTATGAGCAACGAGACATCACATCACAAATGGGAGCAAGGAATTATTCATTTGTTAAATTTAGACGGTTGGGAATTAGAATGGTGCGGAGGTGATACAGAACACTACGATGCAAAAGGAAAGACACCAAAAGGTTTTGACTGTGTAATTGAGTTTAAATTAAGACATGCATACTATCCAACCAAAATATTGGAACAGTTCAAATACAAGCATCTTATGAACGTTCCTGACTGCATGAAGTTTTATTATGTATTCGACTCAAGAGGAAACTATTTATATTTTTTAGACAAATTATGTCTTCCAGAAATAGAAATGATAAAAAGTAACTGCACCGAGAAGTTTGAAGACACATACAAAATGAACAAGCCAGTTTATATGTTAAGTGAAAGCCAAGCGAGTATAATAAATAAATATTAAAAATTTGTTTATAAGTAATAAAAGTATATCTTTGTAAAAAATAACACTAAAATAATATTATGGAAAGAGAATTATTAGATTTTATTGAAAACGAAACGGGATTCAGAAACCATCCAATTACTGCGGCCATTAGAAAATACTTTTTTATTTTAGACAAGCAGAAAGACGAAAGACGAGAAGAGCAGTTTAAAAAGATACGAGAGAATATTGAAGAAATAACAAGACTAATATCATGATAGTATTAGTAGACGCAGACAGCCTTGTATGGTCAAGTTGTTACAGACAAAAAGAACACCCAGAAGATGACGGATTGAACACATTGCAGGAAGCAATAGGAAAGTTTGACGAGGTGTTTATGAAAATTATAAATACGATTGAAGAAACTTATAATTTAGAAAAAGTAATTGTATTTAATAACTCGATAGGTAATTTCAGAAAGCAAATATCGAAGACTTATAAAGCCAATAGAATAAAAAGAGATATTCCAGAAATATTATGGCAGTTACACGAACACGTTTCAAACAGTTATGAGTCTAAAAAAGGAATAGGAGTTGAAACGGATGACATAGTAGCCAGATACTGGAAAGAGTTATCAGATACATTCGGAAGGAACGAAGTAATAATAGTAAGCATTGACAAAGACTACAAACAACTTCCTTGCATCATGTATAATTATCATTCTAAACATCAATGCTTTTATGACATATCAGAAGCAGAAGCAAAGAGAAACTTTTATACTCAAATGATAGTAGGAGACACAGCAGACAATATAAACTTTTGTAAAGGATATGGAGAGAAGTATTGTTTAAACGCATTTAAAGACTGTTTAAGCGACTATTCTTATATTAAAGTAGTATTTGAACTTTACAAAAAATTACACAAAGGAAAGGCACGTGAGAGATTCATCCAATGCCACAGATTACTAAAATTAAAAACAGAATAAAAACAAACCACTAAAACAAATATTATGAATTATGTAGAATTTTTAGAACAAAAAAGACATTCAATAGGGAACTTTGGATTCGAAGCAAATTACATTCCAGATATAGCTTTTGACTTTCAAAGGTTTATTATTGAAAAAGCTATTTTAAAAGGTCGTACTGCAATATTTGCAGATACGGGATTAGGTAAAACTTTAATACAATTATCAATCGCTAAAAACATTGTTAACCATACGAATAAAAAAGTATTAATATTAACACCTTTAGCGGTTGCTTTTCAATTTATTTTAGAAGCTGACAAATTAGGAATAGACGATATTGAATACTCAAAAGATGGTAAGCACACAAAAAAAATAGTTATTTGTAATTATGAAAGATTACACTATTTTAATGAAAATGATTTTGTAGGAGTTATTTTAGATGAGAGTTCAATTCTTAAAAACTTTGATGGTAAAATCAAAAGTCAAGTAACTGCATTTATTAAAAAAATACCTTATAGATTTTTATCAACTGCAACTCCTTCTCCAAATGATTTTATAGAATTAGGAACAAGTAGCGAAGCATTAGGATACATGGGTTATATGGATATGCTAGGCAAGTTCTTCAAGAACAATCAAAATAGTGTAGATAGTAATAACCGAAATATAGGAGAAAAGTTTTATTTAAAACCACATGCTGAAAAGGATTTCTTTGCTTGGGTTAATCAATGGTCAATTATGGCTAAAATGCCAAGTGATTTAGGTTTTAGTAACGAACGTTATCAACTTCCTGAACTTATTGTAAATAAACACGTAGTTAATAACGATAGTCAAATAGATATTGACGGACAATTACAAATGTTTAATATAGTGGCTAAAAACTTTAATGAAATTAGACACGAACAAAAGCAAACAGAAGAAAAAAGATGCGAGAAAGCTATTGAATTAGCACAAGATAAAACTTCTGTATATTGGTGTAATACAAATAACGAAAGTAGTATATTAAAAAATTCAGATAGCAATGCAGTTGAAATAATTGGATCTCAATCTATCGAAAGAAAAGAAGAAATACTATTAGCATTTGCAAAAGGAGAAATACCAAGAATAATAACCAAAGCTAAAATGACTTCCTTTGGTTTAAATTGGCAGCATTGCAATCATAGTGTATTTTTTCCTACCTGGAGTTATGAGCAGTATTATCAATCTATAAGACGTTTCTGGAGATTTGGTCAAACAAATGATGTAACTATTGATATGGTAATTTCAGACGGTCAAACAAGGGTTATAGAAGCATTACAACAAAAAACACAAAAAGCAATAGAACTACATAAAAACTTAACAGAAAACGTAAACAGAAGTTTTACAAATATTACAAAAGAATTTAACAAAGAAATCATTAAACCTAAATTTATATAATTATGAAAAACACAGTAAAAGATCAAATCGTAACAGAAAATTATGCAATCTACAATAGCGATTGTATGTTAGTATTACCAACGCTTGAAAATGAAAGCATAGACTTAAGCGTATATAGTCCTCCATTTGCTGGACTATACAATTATTCAAGTTCAGAAAATGATTTTAGTAATTGCGAAAGCAAAGAACAATTTTTAGAACAATACGAATTTTTAGTAAAAGAGATTGCAAGAGTAACAAAGCCTGGAAGGATAACCGCAGTTCATGCTACCGATGTATTTGACAATACTTGCAGACTTTGGGACTTTCCAAATGAAATAATAAGAATACATACTAAATACGGATTTGAATATCGTAACCGTATTACAATATGGAAAGAGCCTTTAAAAGTTCGTATGAGAACTATGGTTCAATCATTAATGCATAAGTTTATAGTTGAGGATAGTACAAAATGTTTTACCGCAATGCCTGACTATGTTTTAGTATTTACTAAAAAAGGAGAAAATCAAATACCAGTAACGCATCCATTTGGAATGAATCATTATGCTGGAGAAATACCAATTTTACCAAACATATTAAGAGCTTGGAATAATGCCAATAACTCAAAATTAAATGAAGAGGAACTATGGGAACATTTAAACAATATTAATGAAGACGACAAAATAACTAAATTAAATCATTATGTATGGCAGCGTTATGCTTCAAGTGTATGGGACGATATTAGAATAGATAATGTTTTACCTTTCAGAGATAGTAAAGAGGAGGACGACGAAAAGCACGTACATCCTTTGCAGTTAGATGTTATTGATAGATTAATAGAATTATATAGTAATCCTGGAGAAGTTGTATTGACTCCATTTATGGGAGTAGGTAGCGAAGTGTTTAGTCCAGTATCAATGGGAAGAAAAGCAATAGGTATTGAATTAAAAGATAGTTATTTTAAACAAGCTAAATTGAATTTAAAAGAAGCCGAGAAAAGATTTAAAATGAATACAGAACACAAACAAGAAAAACTATTTTAAAATGAATAAAGCAAAATATATATGTGACTCCATAAATAAAATCTATGGAGTTAACATATACGAAAACAAAAGAACACAAGATTTAGTAGATATTCGCTCAATGGCTTGTTATATACTACACAAAGACTTAAAACTTACGTTACATAAGACAAAGGATTATTTTAATTCAAGAGGCAAAAAAATGACTCATTGCACTGTATTACATAATTTAAAAGTATTTGAACAAGCTAGAAAAATAAAACCAGAACTAGAAGCAGTTAGGGATAGTTTAATGACAAAGTTTGATCCGAAGTATTTACTATTAAAAAGAATACAAAACATCGAAGACATATCCAAAATAGAACAGATAACAAACTGCGTAAACCATTATGAATAAAACAGTAAAAATATCAGAAGTAAAAGTCAATCCAAACAATCCAAGATTAATAAAGGATGACAAGTTTAAAAAATTGGTCAATTCGATAAAAGAGTTTCCAGAGATGCTAAACATCCGACCTATCGTAGTCAATAAAGATATGGTCATACTGGGTGGTAATATGAGATACAAAGCTTGTCTTGAAGCTGGAATAAAAGAAGTCCCAGTTATCATCACAGACCTTTCAGAAGAGCAACAAAAAGAATTCTTGATTAAAGACAATGTCTCTGGTGGAGAGTGGGATTGGGATATGTTAGCTAATGAATGGAATACAGATGAGTTACAAGAATGGGGATTGGATTTACCTATTTATGATTTAGAGCCAAGTTATGAGGATTTAATAGGAGAGGAGAAAAATAAACCGGCTACAATGAAAATAACTTTTAAAACTGTTGAACAATTACAAGAAGCCGAAAACGATATCCAAGAATTAATTGACAGAAAATATAATGGTGCATTTTATTCAGTAAGTGCTGGCGAGATATGAGATTAGAAAAAGCATCTTATAAAGCAATTAAATATGCTTGTTTAAATTTTCACTATTCTAAAACGGTTCCAGCCTCTTCAATTTCTTATTCAGTTTTTAATGATAAAAATGAATGGTGCGGTATAGTTTCTTTTTGTTATCCATCTGGAGTAATGTTAGGAAAACAATTTAATTTAGTTCAAGGTCAATTTATAGAATTAAATAGAATGGCTTTAAACGGAAAACAAACTTCAACAAGTAAAGTCTTATCTATTGCAATTAAATTATTTAAAAAACATAACTCAACTGTAAAATTATTAATTTCATACTCAGATAAAGGAGAAAATCATTTTGGCACAATTTATCAAGCTACTAATTGGATATTTGTAGGAGAAAACGAAAGTAGTGGAAAAGATTATTTTTATAAAGGAAAATGGAGACACGACAGAACTTTAAACGAATATCCAAAAGATTTTTTATCAAAATTAGAAACACGAAAAAGAAGTGGAAAACGAAAATATTTATATCCTATTGATAAAAGTTTAATACCTTTATGCAAATCATTAAGTAAACCTTATCCAAAAAAAATAACCTTACAAGATAGCAAGGTTATTAATGAGAGCGATATAATAGATTCGAACTTTACTTCTTAACTGGAATGTTAAACGTGCAACCATTACACTAATATCGCATTTGTTTGACAAAGATAAATAAAAAAATAACATATACAACAATGAAACCAAAAGAGCAACACGAAACAGAAATACTAAAGCTAATAGTAAAGCATAAGATAATGAAGATTAATCATATCTTTCAACACTATACAGACTTACAACATTCACAGTTTTATAATTTAGGATTGGATAAATCGGAGAGTATTAAAGAAGCAATAGCAACTAATAAGAGCAAAGCAGTTTCTTATATGCTTAACAAGTGGGTAGGTTCAGATAATGCAACTTTACAAATATCAGCGTTTAAAGTTTTATGCGAAGATGAAGACAGAAAGAAACTATCAATGCAGTTCGTTGAATCAGAAAACACGCACCAAGTTAGAAAGTTTGAAGTTGAGATAATAGACAACAACCCCGATGCCGAAAGTTAATAAAGTATTCAAACATTTAGAAAAGTCAGACAAAAGAATAACAATAGAGCAAGGAGGAACCAGAAGCGGTAAAACTTATAATATATTACTTTGGTTAATCTTTGGTTATGCTTTTAAGAATACTGGCAAGACAATAACTATTTGCAGAAAAACATATCCCGCACTTCGTTCCAGTTCGATGCGGGATTTTTTCGATATATTAAAAGAGCATGATATATACGAAGAAGCAGAACACAACAAAAGCAATTCAGAATATAGACTTGAAGGCAATCTTTTTGAGTTTATAAGTTTAGACCAGCCACAAAAGGTTAGAGGTCGTAAAAGAGATGTATTATATATCAACGAAGCGAATGAGTTATACTTTGAAGATTGGCAGCAATTAATATTTAGAACAACCGAGAAGGCAATTTTAGACTACAATCCTTCCGATGAGTTCCATTTCATTTATGAGAAGATAAAACCAAGAGAAGACGCAGACTTTTACATTACAACTTACAAAGACAATCCATTCTTATCAGACGAGATAATAAGCGAAATAGAGCGTTTAAAGAACGTTGATGACAACTACTGGAAAATATATGGACTCGGACAAATTGGTTCATCACAAGCCCTTATATTTAGAATTAACGAGTGCGTTAGCATTCCAGAAGACGCAAAGTTTTTATCTTATGGAATGGACTTTGGTTTCACGAATGATCCAACTACATTGGTGGCTATTTATCAGCAAGGCGATAACATTTATTTAAAAGAGTTATTATACCAAACAGGATTAACCAATAGAGATATAAACGACAAACTAAAACTAAACGAAGTAGAACGTAAGGAAGTATTTGCAGACTCAGCAGAGCCAAAATCAATAGAGGAACTTTATAGAATGGGTTGGAATATTAAACCAGCTACAAAAGGACAAGGAAGCGTTAACATAGGAATTGATATGATGAAAAGATACAACCTTTACGTTACAAAAGACAGCGTTAATATGATAAAAGAATTTAGAAACTATAAATGGCAAGAAGATAAGAATGGAAATATTTTAAACGTACCAGTTGATATGTTCAACCATACGATTGATGCAATTAGATACGGATTATATGATAAACTAGCCAGACCGAATTACGGTAAATATGCAGTCAGATAAAAATAAATTAAAAATAAGTTATAAAAAATTTGTTTATAACATTTATTTATTTGTATATTTGTACCAGCAATAAAGCGAAACACTAAAACAAACGATATTATGACAACTTTAAAAGAACAATATTATAACCAAGCATTAATATATAATAGAAACTTAAAAGCTATTAAAAGACAATTAAACTCAAAACAATTATTTGATTTAAAAAAAGAGTATAATTGCACAGAAGATAGTCAATTAGCAAAAGTAACAATGTTGAGGGGTATTCAATTATAATTAATTAATCATTAAAAACTAAACATTATGAACTTACTACAAAGACTAAAACCAGAAGTATTACAAGCAATGAATATAGATGAAGAAAAATATCCAACACTAATTGGAAGTTTAAAAAAAGTATTAGAGCAAGAAACAGGAAGTGCTATAAATTTATCTGTATTTGATGCCACTTACATTTGTGGATATAATAATACAAATTTAGATATAGGCAATTTACTCGACTGCTTCAACAAATGACCAAACATACATAATCATTTTAAGCACTCCTAACGGGGTGTTTTTTTTTGCTTATATATTTACTCGTAAAAACTATTTACTTTCGTTATAATGGAAACAAATAAGTAATATGAAAGTAATAGTTCCAAGTTCGTTAGAAGATATAACACTAATTCAATACCAAGAGTATAACCAAGAAATTGAAGCAAGAAAAGATTTGCCAGATGCCGATGAATATTTAAGGATAAAAAAGATAGAGATATTTTGTAAGCTGACACGGGAACAAGTTATGATGATTGAGTATAGTTCAATCGATGACATATCAAACATATTAGACGAGATACTTCAAAGACAACCAAGCCTAACTGAAAAGTTTACAACCGATGGAATAAAGTTTGGATGGCTTCCAGAATTAGACAAAATGACTTATGGCGAGTTATTAGATTTGAATAATAATATATCGGATTGGAGTTCTATGCACGTTGCAATGGGTGTGCTATACAGACCAATAAAGAATGAAGCAAACGGATTATATAATATAGAAAAGTACGAAGGAGACAAATACCACAAGCAATTACGAAACATGCCTTTGAGTGCTGTAATAGGTTCGATGGTTTTTTTTTGGAATTTAGGAATGGATTGCACGACATATATCCTCAAATCTTTGGAGACGGAGACGGATTTTCAGAAGCAACTGAATTCGACAGAGTATGGAGTTGGTATACAACAATCGATGAACTCGCTGGTGGAGACATTACAAAGTATGAAGCTATCGAACAATTGAACATGCATAAGTGTTTGAACAATCTATGTTACAAAATAGACAAAAGAAAAAAGGAAGCAAACGAATTAAAAAAGATACAAAGAAATGGCAGATAATTTAAGAGGTGTAGAAGCGATTTACAGAGTCATAGACACAATAAAAGACGAATTAAACTCTAATCCCTTCTGCAATAAAGTTACGCTTGGAGAACTCACAGAAATAGACTTGTCAAAAATGACTATGTTTCCTTTGGCTAATATAACTTTGGATAACGTAACACACAAGGAAAATTCTTTGTCTTTTCAAATTACAGTTACTAATGTAGATATAGTAGACATTTCAAAAGATGTTCCAGTAGATGACATTTATGGGAATGATAATCTTGTTTACATTTGGACAAACCAATTATACGTAATTAATAGACTTGTTGCGAGATTAAGGGAGAGTTCAATCAATGATTATATTTGGGAATTAGACAATGATCCACAAAGTGACTTTATCAATAAAGAAATGGAGAACATGCTTGCAGGATTCCAGACCACAATTAATTTGACAATACCAAACGACATAAATAAATGTTAAAGATTGACAATCTAAAAGAAGCACTAAACGAGTTTAGCGATAACATTGTAAAAGATGCAAAAGCTAATTTAGAAAAGAGCGGAAAAGTAGATACTGGAAAGTTAAAAGACACCTTAAAAAATATGGGTGCAAAGGTTTCTAAAAA